ATAACCTGCTCCTGCTACAATAGCTTTATTAATTTTTTGTTTCTTTTTTGCTTCATCTCTTACGTTGTTTGAATCTTGTATTGCTTTAAGTTCATTAAACTTTTTTTCATCTTGATAAGATTGTATTGCTGCTTTGTTTTTAGCTTTCTGAGCTTGTATTCCCTGATAAGTTCCTACAGCTTGAATACCTGTACTTATAACAGCTAATGTTACTGGATCAGCACTCATGCAAATATAACCTCCACACTCATTCCTAATACTTTAATAGGTAATGGATCATCTTGAGATAATGTTACTGTTGGACTTTTATCATAACCTAAAAAGAAAAATTCTTTTTTTTCTGTAACAGGTGTTAAGTCAGAACCACCAGTAAAACTAACTTGTTGGACTACTAAAGATTTGGCAGTCTTGTCTGCAGCTTTTACAGTTAAATCTAAAGCAGAATTAATATCAATGATGGCTCTTGAAATTCTTCTTGGTTGTCCTGTTAATGGACCTTCTGGTAATTCTTTATCAATTGGCATAGTTTCTATCACAGGTGTATAATTAAATCCTATCTTTACCCCATTTGCGTGAGGATTTGTTAAAGTAATAGTATCAGATGCCGACACAGTAAACGCACCAAGACTACTATTTCCTTCTACACAATTTACTGACTCATTAGTATATATTCCATTTACAGAATGTAAATGTACTTTTATTAAAGTAATAACAGCATCATCTGCTGGAGTTGCTGCTAAAGTTTTATCTAGATTTAATGTATAAGTTCCTCCACCATTATTTGTTATTGCTTGTATTGTATAAACAGTAGCATTTCCTGCAATACTAAATGTTTCATTTACTAATGGATTAGATGTAAAACCATCTGTAATTAATACAGATCCAGACTGTGAAGCCCCTTTAACTAAAGGGGATCCTCTTTGTGATACAGTAGATGTTAAACTACAATCTAATGTTAAACTATCATCATCTGCAAACTTTTCTAAAGTATAAACAGTAGAACCATTTAATTGTCTTTTACAAGCTACTACAAGAAACTCATTAAGAGCTATAATAGAATGAAATAAGTCATTTGTTTTTGTTGACCATAATCCCCATCCTGCAATTTTTTCATCTCTTACTGAATGAAACAAAGCTATAGATCCATTATGTACAGAACCACTATTTAAAAACAATGCATATTGTTCTGGTCTTGTAAAGTTACCTTTTATAATAGCTATTTGTTTAGGACTATCTATAAGATGTTCTGCAAGTATAGATACTGATGTAGATTTATATCCATCTTCTATATCTGAATAAACAAACTCTCTAACTGACTTACCATTTTTTTGCACAAACCCTGATGCTTGATCAAACATTACTGGAGAAGTTCTACCAATTCCATATGGTGTTTGTCTTAGTACAGCTATGTTGCCAGGAGTAATAGTATTATCATTAGATCTAGGTATGTAATATTCTCCACCATCTGTAAATACTTGTAAGTCTTTACCAGATAAAAAATGTCTTACTTCATTAATTTCTGAACCTGCAATATCTAAATCAATAGATTCATCAGCTTCACCTGCTGCTGTATCAAAATTAAAATACTCTGAAATTGTAGATGCTAGTACAGATGAAGGTCTAGATTTAATTCCACCTAACCATAATCTATTATTATGAAATGTAACTGCTTGAGGAAAACCTTTGATAGCTGATATTGTTTGTTCCTTCCAATCAAAATGTGGTCCATTACTTCCTGCATCTTCAATAACAGTAACTGTTAGTACAGTTGCACTTGTAAATCCTGTTACAAAAACTTGTTTTTTATTTACTTCTAAATATGTGTTTACATAAGCAGATGTAAATGCACTAGCTGAAGCAGTTAATGTTCTTCCTGCACCTGTTGCATGAGCTGAAAGTGTTACACTTATAGATCCATCAGCATATTTATAAAAAGGTTGTTTTGATTTATTTGTACTATTTACAGTTATTGAATCGTCTGTATCAAATGCAAATGCTTGTACTTCAAAAGCTGTAGCTGAAGTTCTAAATATTTTTCTTATTGGATTATCTCTATGAGTAATAAAGATAGTATCTGCAAACTGTGCAAAATTTAATTCAAATAATTGAGCTGTAGTCCAATTACAATTAGTTGTAATATTAGAAGATAAAGCAGTACCACTAATATTATAAACATCCATTCTATTATTAGATAAAGCAATAATAGCTATTTCATCATCAGAAAAAACAAAAGGTATTAATCTACATTCAGCTGGTAATGTAGCTAAATAAGAAGTTCCTGGTCTTCTCATTAAACCACCTTCTGCTAATAATGCAAAGTTTCTACATTGTTTAGCACCATTAATATAAGCTGGAGTATCTGTTCTTGTAGCTAGTAAAGGATTAAGCTCTCCTGCTGAAAAATTTGTTATTACAGTTTTTAATGCTCTTGCCATTATACATCAGTTCTCGTAGTATTTCTTAAATTAATAAATCTAGATGTATCAAGTTTTTTATTAGTTACTTCTGAAGCATCTATATTTTTAGATATTAAAAATTGTCTATCAGCTAAACCTTTAAACTCTCTAATCATTCCTGCATCTCTTGCAACTGAACCTGCAAATAAAGAAGCTAGTTCATATTCTAAAGCAACTTTAAAATGAGCTGGAAAATATTCTTCTTCTACTCTGTAAATATAATCAAGTATTAAACTATGATTAGCACCATAAGTATTAACGTAAATTTTATCTTTATATCTTGTATATGGAATTACATAATCATTTACTGTTAAAGAAGCTATATGTAAAACTCCTGGACTAGCTGGTAATTGATATGCATATTCATATCTAGCTTCTGGTTTAGCAGTAAGTAAAGATAGTTGTTTTTGATTAGTAGCAAACTTCCATCTATGTCTAGTTAAAGAAGACTCTAGAATGTCTTCATATAAATTAGATGCAACAAGAGCTTCTGTGCTACCATCAGAAAAAGAAGATATAGGTTGCGCTCCTATCATAACTAAGGCTCTCGCACATATATCTACTTTTGTAGTTGCCATTATTTATTAATACTTTTTAATCTCATGTCTTGTACAGCAGCTTTACCTTTTTTAGTAAGTTTTTTTTGTACTGCTCGTACAGCATAATTTTTACTTAAACCATATGTTCTTATTTCATTAGAGTTCATTCTTTCATTATGTTCCAATGGAACAAGATCTCTATTAGCTTGTTTTTTTAAAGTAGAAAACAATGATCTTTTTTGAGTTGGTTTAATAGTTAAATAATCTTTTGTATCTGTATATGTATTTTTTAAAATATTTTTTATTTTTACCATTTTATTTCCTATTAGTTAATATGAGGGCGAGTTTCCTCGCCCCCAAAATCTTAGTGTATTATGCTAAGACAGCAGTTGTAATTGCTGCTGCACCAGTAGCTGATGTTATTACTAACATGTCTACTGCAATTGTTCCACCTATACCAGATGTACAAATGATAATATCACCTTGTTTAACTTCGTCTTTTGCAGCTAAGAAGTAATCAGAGTTATCGATAGTACCGATAGCATCTCCATCTATATAGAAGAATACTGAATTACCACCTGCTTCTGCAATCTTTTTGATTGGGTTGTCAGTTGCGTATGCCATATATTATATCTCCTATTATTCTGCACATTTTTGAACTCTAATACCATCAGAATCTACTAAAGTACCACCTATGCTAAGCATAGAAGTAATTAAGTGAGAAACTTTTTCTGGAATATAGTTCACTTCAGTTTTTACATCAGTTCCGACCCCTAAACCTAAAGATGATTTATGGAAAGCTACAGTATGTCTATCAGTAGAACCAGAAGTTTCTAGTCCACTATGTACAAACCATAAGAATCCTAACCATCTTTTAGCAGTCATACCACCAGCGTAAGGTAGTTCACCTTCGCCAACGTATTCTACTCTAGAGAATTGATCCAATGCTAGTAGATCAGACCATTGTTTTGGTCCTACTACCCAGTATCTTTGATTGTCATCAGGAACGTCATTAGTATTGAAAAGTTCCATCATGGCAGTTGATTTGCCAAGATTCATTCCAGTACCTGTACCTGATGAGTTGTTTGCAAGAGTTGTAGCTCCATTCATAATCCCAGTTAATACACTGTCAGTTTTTCTACCTAAAGCGTATGCTGCAGATTGTGCAACTATTTGTCTCTCGTCAATGTTTACCTTTAACTCGTCTAGCTTGTCAACGTAATCAGCTGCATAGTAATCAGTTAAAGTGGCACTCACGTTACTGTGAGATAGATCCATTGCTACTACTTCAGCATGTCTTGCTTTAGTATTAGCAGATCCTTTTGCTACTTTCTGAAACTTAACAGTGTTACCGTTAACACCATTCACAGTTCTTACAAGATTCTTTAACTTAGAACCCATTCTTTGGTAAGCCATGTGAACTTCTGCTTCAAACTGAGTAATAAAGGCATTTGTTATTGATGTT